GATTTCTTCAACGAGCAGATGTTTAGCCCGCTGTGGGATGCTATTGTTTCTTGTAGCGTTTATTCTCTTCTTCAACAATGTTTTTCTACGTTGTTTGAGGCTTTTGCTGCTCCCGTAGCTGATTTAGTTAAATCTATAAAGTTTTCTCTTTTTAAAGAGACTGGAACTTCTGTAGCTAAATCGATTATTGAGGCGGTCACAGAGGTTTTCCGCCGCATTAAGAGATGCTACCAAGAGGGATCTATGGTGCCTATGTGGGGCGCCAAGTGGGATCCGCGAGCGTGGATTCGTGAAACTGAGTCAATGGTGACTTATTTTACGCATCTCACTAATGCTGATCCGACGAGTAATAGCTCGAAAGTTCTTGAGCGTTTGCGTGAGGATGGATCTATCAATTCAGGCTGGACCGAGTCTGTTGGGATTCCCGAATATTTGATCCGAGCTGAAGCCCATTACTTGCAAGGAAAGGCATTGGGAGATTACTTTAAGGGTAATGCTCTCTTGGTCCGTGATTTGGGAACTGCGGGCGCTCGTTTTCGATTGTTTTTGGATCAAGTGATTGCCCTTGCCGAGACCCAGGACTTGCGTATTTGCCCGGTTGCCTTTTATTTTTGGGGCATGGGAGGTACTGGTAAGTCTAATATGGCTGCTAATACGATGAATGCTATAGGTCGTCGTCGGGGTTACGACCCCACGGGGACTTATGTCTGGCAGGGTAATGTCAATTTCCAGGATGGTTGCAATCATACCCATTGGGGTATTAAGATGGATGATTTAGATCAGACGGTTGCTCCTGCTCAGGCTGGTGTTCGTAATCATATCGAGAATTTTATTTTCGTTGTGAACAATACCCCTATGCCTTTGGAACAAGCTGCAGTCGATATGAAAGGCAAAATCCGCGGAAATCCGCTCGTGCTTACTTATACTTCGAATTACGTTAATTCTAAGGTTCAGTCTTATTGTGGGGCTCCCGATGCTTTTTATCGTCGAATCACCTACCATGTAGAGGTTAAAGCTAAGGAGGCTTTCTCTAAGGGGGGCGGTGTGCTTGATAAAGATGCCGCTTTCGCTTCAGAGACTCATGACATGTGGGACTTGTTTGTGCGAGAGTTCGACCCGCGAATGGTCGACCCCAATAACAAGAATTGTTTCCCGTTCACGGAGGCTGTAAAGATGTCCTACCCCGATTTTCTTGTCTTAGCCCATAAAGCGTTTGATGCTAATTTGGAGCGCGAGCGAGCTTATTTGATGGCTTTGCGCACTAAGGGTATTTATTGTCCAAAGTGTGGCCTTGATGTCCGAGAGCGCTCTTGTGGTCACGACGTGCCTATTGGAGACCCTGAGTTGCAGGGTTTGCCCTGGGCAGGTATGGGCGTTCGTGAGTCGCTTGAGTGTTGCCGCCGTGGCCTTGTGGACTTTGGGCTGCGACATATGCCTGTTGTAGGGGATATTAGAGCTCCTATTTCGGACTTTCGCGACTGGCTCACGAAGGGTCTTAGGGCTCTTGAGACGCGTATTGTCGCTTCAGTTGCTACAAGTTTTGGCAAGGCCTTCTTCGCTGCTGCCGCGGTGAGTGCGGCTTTGTGCGGATTAGCTGCTCTGGTTTGGCGACGCACGAGTGAGATGATTTTCCAAGGACGTGAAGTCAATGGAGTTGGTGGCTTAGTACCTACTTCTTGGTTTAGGGCTGACCAGAAGTATCAACCCGGTGAGCCGCCGGTGAGTTATTCTTCTACCTTTACTAAGGAGGATCTTGTTAACTCGCTGGCCCACACTTTGGTTGAAGTGAAGGGCCCAGTATGGAATATGTGGGGCCATTTGATTGGCCACAATTGTATACTCGTTCCGACCCATGTGTTGACGTTTACCGATCCTCTTCGTGTTACGATAGGCGATAGGGAAATTGTCATGCATCCATCGGGTTTGAATACTAAGACTTTGCCGTCGAACGATCAGTTGTGCGTCGTACGGTGTGGTGAATTTAAGGGAACCGTTGGACTAGTTGGTAAGGTTTGGACAGTCGTCGATGAGTCGATCATGTCTTTTGACGAAGTTGAGATTTGGACGTCCAAGCTTGAGTATTCCCCAAAATTCAATGCGGTCAAAATGTTGGTCGCTTCCCGCGTCCTAGCCACTGACGCCGATATTAAGAATGGTGACTGCGGTATGTTGTACCTTGGCCGCAAAGGCAGTCAGTGGAAAGTCATTGGCATGCATTATGCGCGCCAATTGATTAATGACATGCGTGGTTTGCATCAATATTCCATTGCAGGTTTGATTACTAAGACTGAGTTAGATCGAGTTTTACAGTCTTTAGGAACCACTTTCCAGGGAATACAGACCTCTCGTACGTTGATGGCGAAGAAGCCTCAGGATGTTTCTTTCTCGCATTATCCGGCTAAGTCGGAGGTTTGGTCAGCTAAATCTCACCATGGAGCGGAGTTTTACCCTATGGGTGAACTCAATCCCCCATTGTCTGGATCTACGATGAAGACTAAGATTACAGAATCTCTGTTTTGTGTGGAGGCAGCCCCGATTGCAGCTAAATGGTGTGGTGTCGAGAATTATTGGCGTTTTCCCGATTTTCGAGGTCGCATGATTGATGACAAGTGGGTTTCCCCCTACACGGACGCGTTTCGTACCCATAATACAAAACAGCCTGATGAGGAGTTGCTTATTTTATCGTTAATGGACTATCTTAAAGATATGGATTCTTTGCAACGGTCCGGCTATGGAGTGATTTCCGAAGAACAAGCTCTAGTCGGTGTGCCTGGATCGCTGATCCATGCGGTTAATATGAAGACTTCTGCGGGTCCGCCATTTAATTGTAATAAACGACATCATATTAATCTTCGTGAGGAGGTCTGTGCGTCCCCGGAGTTTTTCGCTCAAGTTGATGATATTGAGGAGATTCTCCTTCGTGGTAATATACCCGCTCCTGTAGGTATTTGCACACTGAAGGATGAGGCGATCAAGGAAGGTAAGTTGCCTCGGGTTTTCACTAATCTGTCAGCTAGCTACAATATGCGTTGTAAGCGAGTGTTCGCTGCAATTAAAGTATTTATGCGCGCTAACTTTGCATTTTTTGAGAGCGCTGTTGGGATTAATATGACGTCTGCCGAGTGCAATAAGATCGTCCAAGCTCTGCGAGCTATATGCCCGGAGTTGGACAAGCTCTATGATGGAGATGTTGTGCGTCTTGATAAGTCCTGGAATGGGACGTGTTTTGATATTGTGGCCCTTATCATTTATGCCATAGCCTGGTGTTTAGGTATGAATGGGTTCGAAGCCTATAGTATGGCCCAAGGATTAAAACACACGAGATTTTCGATGAAGAATGATGTCTTCTCGATTTTCTGGAATGCGTCTGGACATGACGCTACGGCTGAGTTTAATGGCTTTCTCATGTCGGTCTGCGAGCGCTATGTTTTTTATAAGCATAATAGACCTACGGAGATTACCACCAAGATGTTAGCCGATTATATGTCCACCTTCTTTGAGAATCCAATTCCAGGGCCCCACTTGTCTAAATGGCTGTCCTTTAGAGTTCATTGCTCTCTGATTCATTATGGCGATGACAACCTCAAGGCACTTGCGAAAGGGATTCCGAGTGATTATGAGGAAATCTGGCAGAATGAGCTAGGTATTACCATGACTGATGCTAGTAAAGAAGGGCGGGTTCGACCCAAGACTATCGATGAGGTGCAATTCCTTAAGAGACGCCTGGTGTTCGATCCTGAGTTGAAGATGTACATTCCGCCGTTGGACTTGAAGTCCATGGCCCGAATGCTCATGATTAAGAAAGAATCTTCACTTTCGGCCCCGGACCATGCGGCGATAGCTCTCTCAGAGGTGATGAGGGAGGCTGTCTATCATGGTAGGAGCTTTTATGAGGAACTCTTGGATTGGAGTTCGGAGGTCGCTAAAAAGTACGACCTTCTTGCTAATCCTTATTTAACTCTTCGCCCGTATGAACATTGGCGAGAGCAAATGAGGAATGGTTCCTTTCAGACGTGGAATAACCGGGATGATGTTCCACCCCCTCTAATTGAATTACAGGGGTCCCGATCACAAAACATTATGACATCTATTACGATGGTTAATGGCGGCAATGATATCGCCAAGAATGACGAAAAGTCGCAACCGATGACGTCGGTTGTGCATGACACTGGACAAATATTGTCAGACTCGACTATGCAGATGAACACTGTAGCTGAAACGCCGAAGTTTTTCCAGACAATGCCCTCGAATGAGTTGGGGGATTTCTTGACTCGTGCGACTGAGATCGGTACTTTTACTATCTCTAACGCCAATGTTTTTGGCGTTGTGACGAGTTTTGACCCATGGGCTCTGTTTATGGCTAATGCTCGCATTATTGAGAAGATGGCAAGTTATGCGTATATTCGTGGGACCATAGAGTTGACCTTTGTGGTGGCTATGCCGGGCAATTGCTATGGTTCCTACGTGTTTTCGGCTTTGCCTAACGGTGGTTCCGTTAATGGGGGAGGTACGGAGATATCCCCTACGTTGCACCCGCATAATTGTATGCAGGTGGACCACTATACTCGCATGGATTGTGCGTGTGCTGAAAATAGCGTTTTGCAGTTGCCTTGGCTTTGGCCTTATGACGTTGCGTCAATTACTGCTGGCGGACCAGTTAACGCGTGGTCAGTTAGTATTGTTTGCCTTGCACCAATTCAGACTGCCATTCCGTCTGGGGTTCAAGTGGGAAGTATCAAGGT